CGCAATGAAAGGCTCTTCAACGATACCTTTTGCTGCTGATGTGAATGTCATGGAAGTCTCTCTCGAAATAAATTTTGCGTAAGTCAGATTATTCATATGATCCGTATACTCTTTCTTTACAGAAACGACCATATCATCTCCATAGATCAATGGTTTACATCCCTTAAAAAAGTCAGTAACATCATACTTTTCTGACCAATGATAAACCAGCAAAATTAATCCACGCAAAGAATTATCTTCTGCAGTACCATATTTGCCAGATGGCTGGTATCCTGGTACTCCAAACAAATCTCCGCACACGTTAACTATGGGGAAAATCTGATCACTCAATACTCCTCGGAGAATCTTAAGTGAATCATCATTATAACCCATGGCCTTACACACGTTATGGACGACTGATGCTGAGGCCATTGCCAATTCAACGGGCATGAGTTGATCATATCCACTATAATCCCCCTCCATCCATTTATCTGAAAATCCGAACATTTCAGTCCAAATTTTCTCACCCATGGTGTGCATATTGAATCCAATTGCCGTACCGAAAGCCTCAGGAAATTGGATAAGAGTAGAGAAAAAAGGACCTAAAAACATCCTCTGGACAATCAGACTCGGTAGAGTTGACGTACAAAACACTCTAGTTTTTCCCGCCAAAACCTTTTCAAGTAATCTCGGCTCATCTTTCAACTGGGCCTCGAAAACATTGGGTATACCATCACCTGCTAACAGATGGTTAAGGACTAAAGTCACTTCTTCAGTAACACGTTCATTAGCTTTGGCGTCCGGCTGTGAGCCATTGAAGTAACTCTTTTTCTTCCCAGGATAGCCAAATCCAGCAGATGTAGACAAATCCATTTTCCTCACGTATGCATCATCTGGAATACCGTTGATGGCCTGTTGAACTGTCAACGGTTTCCAAGTAGTATCACTTTTATCACTTCGAATAATACTGACGAAACGTTCACTTAAAAAAGCAACTATTCCATTCAGCTTGTGCAAATCAATGCCTTTTTTGTTCTGAATCGTTTTAGATAGAAAAACATTAAAGGGATTCTTATATGATGTTCCACTACCAACCCTCGTCATCAAGGGTGGGGCATATTCATCAAAGTGTTCACGGGGAAATAAATCAGAGAAAATCTTCTCATTGAATGTTTGTAATTTGCTCGGGACAAGAGTTGATTTACGAGCCATAAGAACTGGCCTTTTCAACTTGCCATAGTACGAACAACTTCGCAACGAAATATGGTACACAGCCGAGGCTTTTACAGGTTCTTCGACAGAGAAGAAAACATCTGATTGACTACT